TATTCACTTTTATTAATTATAATTATATCACAGTTTAAACTTTTTGTCAATAGGTTTTTAATCTTACCTATTCACTTTTATTAATTATAATTATATCACAGTTTAAACTTTTTGTCAATAGGTTTTTTATGATTTAAATCATATTTTATGGTTCTTTTATGGTTCTTTTATGGTTCTTTTATGGTTCTTTTATGATTACGAAAGCATTGAAAAATACAGATTTTTTATTAAGATATTGATAAATAAGCATTTTTTAAGGTATTGATAAATAAGCATTTTTTAGGTTTTTTATGATTAGGTTAAAAAGTGGATTTTATGACCCCTATATACGTATATATAATTATAATTATTAATTAAACCCTATGAAAATAGTATATATAAATATACACCATAAAACCATAACCTTATTTTTTAAAAATATCTATTTTTCAAATACTTACAAAATGCTTATTTTTCAAATACTTAATAAAAAATGCTTATTTTTCAATGCTTTAATCAATCATAAAAGACCCATAAAAACACCATAAAAGACCCATAAAAACACCATAAAAGACCCATAAAAAGCACTCTTTAAAATTACACTTTAAAAATTAATCTGTAAAATGCAATATAACATTTCTTATATTGCATTATGCACTGCTTAAGCATTCCTTTATACACTCCTACATTATGCACTGCTTAAGCATTCCTTTATACACTCCTACATTATGCACTGCTTAAGCATTCCTTTATACACTCCTACATTATGCACTGCTTAACTTATAACTGAAATTGAGACACAATCTCAATTAGATTTTGGCTAAAATTTGGCTTGGCTTTGGCTCGGGTTGAAACGGTTTGGCTTGGTCTTGGCTTGCAAATCGCCCACAGCCCGCTTTTGGTCTCTTATTCTCATTCATGGAAAATCTCAAATTCCTAAGGTAGCCTACAGCCTTAGTAAGTAAAAGGTATTACCTTACACCTAAAACCTTCCCCCACAACCTTTCACCATTCTTTACTTATCTTTTAAACCGCATTTTACCTAATTTTATGACTTCTTTATGATTACTTTATGACTATTTTATGACTTCTTTATGGTCGGAGAAAATCTGCAATAAAGGTTAAGTGTTTGATAAATAACGCTTTTGTAAAAACTTTTTATGATTTTATGATTGAAAAATACTTATGCATATCTATACGTATTATATACTATACTTGAGTATAATATACTCATATTTAATTTTTAAAAATATACATAATGTAATAAAAGAAACCTAATCATAAAAATTTAACAAAAGGTGCTATTTATCAATAACTTAAACCTTATGACAGGATTTCACCAATCATAAAATAGTCATAAAAACATCATAAAGAAGTCATAAAGTAATCATAAAAACTTTCATCTTGCTAATATTTTTATTTTATGTTAAACTATTTCTTGGAGCGAAGCGTGGAAGGGTAAGTTGTTCTTTAGAAGCTTTTTTATGGTTTGTAGAATAAGGTCTCCACCAACATAAACTATCGGAGGTGTAATCGTGCTTTTAGAACACTTTTCAATTGAAGATTTCAAAGACACATTTCCTTTAGCATCTCTCGGAGCAAGAGTATGCTACTCGGATAAATCTTTTGAAGAGCTTTTACTTGATGACCCGAGAGTAGCTGACAAAGAAAGAAGAGCTGAATTTTTGCTTAGTCTTGCTAATCGCAAACATTTTTCAATCTTCGCCCATTCATTCGCTTATAAAAAAGTTGGAGAAGAAAACGCATTACGTATAGGTGCAACATATTTCAAATCTCGCTACAATCCTAAGTATCCTGATGTTATAGGCATCTCTTTAAGACATTATTTAGAAGAATTACAAAGAATAGACCAAGAGCAATATCAAAACGCTTTTACTAAACTTGCTGAATACGATGTTTCTCCGTATAAATACTTCAACGGTGGTTTAGTAGATATAAAAAATGAAAGACAAAGCATTGAAGTTTCTTTGCTTTATGTAAACACTAAATACGACGGTTTCGCTGTATTTTACATTGATGGTGTAAGTAGAATAGCAACACACCAACTTGTTAGACATTCTGCTTTAAACTTTTCACAAAGAAGTCAAAGATATGTTAAAGAAGATGATAACTATGTTGTATTACCTGACAGTATTTTTAACGATGATGAAGCAGAAGAGAAAGCAATAATACACGAAAAGCTGTCAAAATTCCTTTACAAGGATTTGGTCTATAACTACAAAGTTAAAAGAGAAGATGCAAGATACCTTTTACCTGCTGGAATGAGAACAACAATCATGGTTTCAGGCACATTGAATTGGATTTACGATTTTATAGAAAAGAGAATAGACCCGCACGCACAGTGGGAGATTAGACACATTGCAAATACAATGAAAGACTTACTTGACAGAAAAATTAATCAGTGCTATAATATTCCATAGCACCTCCTATCCAATACACCCCCTCCCGCCCCGCCTGAGTTTATTCAGGCGGTCTTTTTAACATTTCTTCAATAACTGCTAAAGCATAGTTTTTACTTCTAACATACACTACATTGTCAACCATATCACCAATCATGTTATAACATTTCTTTACTTTTCTTAGAAACTTTGCGTCAACTTCTTCCCCTCTTTTTCTAATTCTCTTTAAACAAATCACAAAAGGCACTGACGGGATTAAAACTAAATCAGGCTTTAACCATTGAGGGTAATATTTATTATAAATTTCAATCATTTTCTTACAGTCATATTTTTCACAATTTTCAAGTTGATAGCATATAGTTGAAGGATAAAATCTATCGCTAATTACTACATATCCTGCTTTTATTAACTTTTCTATACGCTTACTATAATTAACCCTTTCCTTGCAAAAGTCTTCAAACAACATATCTGCAATTTCAGGAAACTGAGGCATTGCTTCTAACCATTTTGTATTTTCTTTCATTAAAACTGAATTAGGAATTTTTTCTGCAAGAAATTTAGCAAGTGTAGATTTACCGCTTCCGTCAATACCTTCAATTACAACAAACAACTTGACATCTCCTTTGTAAAGGTGTATATTGATAGTATATCATATTTTAGGAGAATATACTATGCCTAAAAAATTAGAAGACTGTGTTAAGAAAGTAATGGCTCAAGGTAAATCAAAATCAGAAGCTTATGCTATCTGTTCCGAAAGCACAGGCTATAAAAAAGCTAAAGGCGGTAAATGGAAGAAAGATAAGGGAGGTAAATAATGGCATATACATTAGCTCCATTTAATCCTTCAACGCCTTACCAAAATCAAGTCGCTACTGAATTAAATACTGCTAATACTAATTTCACAATCTTAGGTCAGGCATTTTACAATAACGACCCATCGTCTAATCCTGTGCTTAGAGCCTCCTATGTAGGTTCCTCAGCTCCGAGTAATCCTGTAGCAGGCACTACTTGGCTTGATACTTCATCTAACCCACCTATGCTGAAAGTGTATGATGGTAATAGTTGGCGACTTATGGCTCCACTTAATTCAAGCGGTGTTTTAGACTTGAGTAATGCTTATGTGAAAAGTAATGTTTATACTTTTAGAAGAGTTGATTTATCAAATGCAAGTAGTGATTATCTGCTTCAAGTAGGAGAAGAAGCTTATATAAGTTTCAGTAATGCTTCAAGTGTTGCTTTACATATAGCGACACAAAGCGGGACTTATTATGAAATGCATTTAATCTGTAGTAATACTGGCGGAACTTCAGGCGGGTCAACTAACCCTGCTTATTTGAACCCTAACAATACAACTTATAGTAATGGTTTTTTATATATGGAACAAGTTGTGAATAGAAGTGGAGGAAGTTCAAATAAGGCAACTTATTCTGCTTTTAGGGTTGGTTGGGGGTTTCCGAATGCAACAATTTTTATAACAAACTATACACAATATAAAAATGTGAGAGGGTTTTATGATATAAACGGGACTTCTAACGAATTTCCTACTATAGATATTTTTTCTACAGATTGGCAAGACACATCTACAGCTTGGACTTCTCTTGGAACTGTTTCTTTCCCACAATCATCTTCAGGATATATTTTAGTAAGGAGGTTAGTTTAGTATGAAAGTATGGGCTTATATAAATCCACAGACTAATATTCTTTGTTGTGCTTTGCTTCCTGAAGCTGTTCCAAGTAATGTAAATGCTGTTGAGTTAGAAGTAGAAACTCCCGATGATATTGTTTTAGACAATGGTGTAATTAGAGTTAAAACTGCCGACGAAAAATTACAAGAAGCAAAACAAAAAGCTATTAATGAACTATCACAAAAAGCTACAGCTTATATTTTACAGTATTACTCTGATATAAAGCAAAGAAGTGATGTGTCGGACAAAGAGAATGCAGAGAGTTATATTGCTTATAGAGGGCTTGACACATCTTCAATTAGAAAAGACATAACTTCTTTAGTGTTATCAAACACAGACTTTCAAACTGCCTTGAATACATTAAATCAAAAGTATAACTCAAACAACGACCAAATGATTTCTTATTGGCTTTCTCAAGTATTGAAGGTTGCTTATAGACAATATTTTGTTTTCTTAGTAAAACAAGAATACGCATTGTATTTACAACAAATACAACAAGCTACATCTCTTCCTTTACCGACTTTTAATTTTAAAACACCATTCCCAAGCTTGCCATGAGATTACTAACTCCTTTAAAAGTAGAATTAGAAGCCAATGGTAAAAAGTGGAAGCTATCTGAGAAGTTTATTGTTTATACAGAGAAAGCGGGAGAAGAAAAGATTTGGATTGAAGTAGAAGAAGGTTTTGAGACTGATTTCGCTTCAATACCAAAAATTTTTATACCTTTCTTAGAATGGCGGGATAAATTCAATAAAGCAAGTGTAGTGCATGATTGGTTGTATCATACTAAACAATTTGATAGAAAAACATCTGATAAAATATTCCTTGAACTTATGTTCGCACTCGGAATAAACAAATACAAGGCTTATATCTTTTATTTTATGGTTAGAGCTTTCGGTTGGTTGTATTGGAGGAGAATAATTGATAAGCTTAAAGTATAAGTTAATAGCTATCTTTATAATCGGTGGTTTTATTCTTGGTTGTATTTTTAGTGTTATAAAAGCAACTAATAAGATAGCTGAACTTAGACATGAAATTAACCAACTCCAAACACAATTACAGCAATGTAAAAACACTAATCAACAACTTTTAAACCAAATTCAAATACAGCAAGAAGAATATAATAAAGCACAACAAATCTTACAAGAAGCTTACAACAAACCACCTAAGCGTGTTTATATTAAGCAAGTAGTTAAAGAACCTGTCTATATTACAAACCAAGAATGCCAACAAATGGCAGACTTGATAAAGCAAGCTCAGGAGCAGTTGAAATGAAAAAGCTTTTAATTATTCCAACTCTCTTTATTCTTTCTTGTGCTTCAACTAAGTATATAGAAAAACCGATATATCTAAAATGTAATATCCCTGAAGTTCCTAAAACACCTAAACCTGTTTTGAAAGATGATATGCCTTATCCTGAAAGATTACAAGCTTTGCTTAATTATATGTTTGATTTAGAGAAAGAGAATGAGTTGTTAAGAAAAGCTCAGGAGGTTTGCAAATGATTTTGTTAAAAAGATTATTGAAGTTTTATCATATAGATATTATTTTAGCTGTTGTATTTTCTATCATTGCTTTTATATATGTGTATGACAATTCAGCTTTATTATCAGCAATGGCTCGTAAAATATCTTTAGCAAGCATTGGTCTTGTTTATTATTACATCACAAGATTTGTTAAAATCGGGCATATAGAATGGAGCGAACCGTATGATAAAATTTATTCTCTTGCTTTGCTTCTTTATATCGGGCTTGTCTTTAGCTTCGGATAATTGCATTAATATTGAAGCACCTACAAAAGAAGCTACCGAGAAAATTATATCAAGCAAGTTTCCCTATTGGTATAACTTAGCTTTAGCTAAACAAGAAACTAATTGTAGGTGGCGAACTTCTTTAGACGGGCATGGTTCGGTCGGATACTTTCAACTTACACCGAAATTTTTAAATCCGATATTAAGACCTCTTTATCCTGATTACGATAAGCCTTATTCTAAAGACCATTTTTACGCTTTCGCTTATTATATCAAGTCTCTTTATATAACAAATCCATCGGGCAAGTTATTTATTACATACCAAAGATACAACGGCGGAGATTGGGTGTTAAAGGAATGTAGAAGAGCTGGCATATATGATTGGAGTAAATGCAAACAAGCTTGTATGCGTGGTTATGTTTGCGTGCAAAAAATTAACGGAAGATGTATGCAGTATAAAAGTGCGTGTGATATTAACTATTCATATTCTTTAAATATCTTTAATTACGGTCAGAAATATAAGAAAGGTATTGACTTAATACCTTTTTGGTAATATACTAATAATATAAACCTCTCAAGGAGCTAAAATGTTTTTCAATATAACTGCTGTAAACGGAGAGTTAACTTTACCAAAGGAAGAGTTAGAAACATTTGCTTTATCGGTTTATCGTGAACTTCAATCAGTTTCTCAACCGAGAAGGTTTCGTGTTATTGACTATTTGGCAGAATTGAACGGAAATTCTGCAATACCTAATCCTGACGATGCTACAGGAAACTGGAGAACAAATATAAAATCATCTATCTTCTTTCAGAAGACTTTGTTTGCATACTTATATTTGCGTGCGTTATTACATAAATCTACAAAGTCTTTACTTTCATTTGAGAGTAAAAAATATACATACCTACCTTCTGCTTATAGGAAGGTGTTTAATTTAGGTGTATATAAAACATCTTTATTTGAAGCTATAGACAAAGCTTTATGGTATGGTATTCTATCAGGTGAGCTTGCTATTTTATTAGATGCTGATTACACTATTGATGAATGGGACGATGTAGAGTTTACTATTGTTGCTAAAGCTTTAAATCCGCTTCAATATTATAAATCTTCAGATAACCAATTTTATGCATACGATATATTTCTACCTATAGAAAAAGTAAAAGGTTTATCAAAATTATGGAAATACCCACCTGAAAAGCTTGAGGTTTATAGCTTAACTACAGATAAAGATAGAACAGACTTTTTAATTTCTTCTATGAAAGACCGTTCAACATACGGTAAGATTACGTATGTTTTCGGTCGTTATGTAAATTCTGAAGGAGAAGTTTCACTTCCTTTAAAGTTTACAATCTATAACGATAAATATCTTGTTGATGTTGAGAATATACTTCATGCTGATAAACAATTTCCTGTAATCTCTATTTCCTTCTATTCTGAAGATATGCAACTCTCATACTCGGATTTGATTTGGGATTATTACAAAGAAGATAGCCGTATTATGAGGGCTATTGTTGACCGTGCTATATTGTCAACAACAATGGGCTTTGAGATAAATACTTCTGCTTTGGCGTCAAAAGATGAAACTTTTACTGTAAAACCTTTTACTGTAATAAAAACAGTTTCAGACCAACCAGCTATTCGCCCATTTTCTATGGCAAGTTTTGACCCAAACGTTCTTCCAGTGCGTCAACTTATTTTACAAGAAGCACAAAACGTTTCTGCTTTGACTGAGTTTTTAATGGGACAACCAACATCAAAAGGTCGTCCAACAGCTAAAGAAGTCGCATTAAAAACTCAGATGAACCAAAGCGTTATATCTACAATCATTAATAGAATTGAAGATGAATTTATAGCAAGAATTACAAGAAAGTTAATATCTCTAATGTTCCAATATCACTTAAACGAAATTATTAACTCTGGTATGCTTGAGCCTTCCGAGTTAAAAGAAGTTAACGAACTTATAAATATGGCTATCCTTGAAAATAGGGAGCCATATTATTATTTAGTTAAAGAATTGTATAAAGGCACTGTGATAAAAGTTGAAGGTATGTCGGGTGTTATAAAACAAAAAGAAGAGCTTGAGAATATACTTAATGTTATAGAAATGTCATCTAATCTTGGTTTAGTTCCATATCTTAACATGGTAGAAATTTTCAAGAAAATATTCCAAATTCTACAATTAGATGCTGAGCTTGTTCGTATTCCAACTCCAGAAGAATTACAAGCAATGGCAAAAGTTCAACTTGAAAAACAAAAAATATCAGAAGAGTTAACAGCTTCAATATCAGAACAATTTTTACAAGATAAAGAAATACTTTCTAAATTAGCTCAAGACCCTGAAAGTTTATTAGCATATATACAAATGGTTGCTAATGCTAAGGTTTCTCAAGCACAACAATTAAAAGGAGATGCCGATGGAAATTCTAATAGCGATTAATATTGTAGTGATTTCAGTTAATATTGGGCTTCTCTTGTATTTGTTTATAGAGATAAAGAAAATAAAACATAACTTTAAAATTGAGTTTGAAACTATTAAAGGAAACTTTGAAGGAAAGATTTCTGAGCTATCCGACGCAGTTAAATTTTTAACAAAGCTTAATTTAAAGAATGTGAAAAAAGATGAGAAACCGAAAGTTGTTCCTTTTAAACCTGAAGATGTAGATAAGATAAAGGAGGTGTTAAATGTCTCTAATACAGCCTGAATTCTTAACTTTAGAACAGGCTTTTAATATGACTACTGATGAGCCTACTTTTATAAAGTTTGAAGATTTGATTATTGGCAGAAAGTTTAAAGATGAAGTATTTTTTGAGTATAGACCTAATGAAGCTTTAACTCTTCTTATAAAAGATATGTTGAAAAAATACAAAGCAAAAGTTATTAATGATTACTATAATCCAAATAGAAAAGCTTTCGTGTTGATAAATGGGCATAGAGTATTTTTCGCACAAGACGTTATGACTTATAAAGGTCATATACTTTATCTTTTATTCCCTAAAATGTTTACTTCTGATTTTAAAGACCTGTCCGTAGCTCATAATGTTTTACAAATTATAGAAGGTAAAAAGACACTTGAAGAAGTAGAAAAAGTTTATAAAGATGTGGAGGAGTTATATAACAAATGAAAGCGTTAGTTATTGGCACAGGGATAGAATTTTCACATGTTTTAGCTTTAGCTGAGGCAGGAGTTGAAGTTTATTACTATACAGATTTTATATCAACTTTCCCAAGCTTTGACGACTTTGCTACTGGCTATGGCTTTCCAAATATAAAGAAAGTTCATGACCCATTTACATATGTTGATAAAGTAGATATAATCTGCAACTTTGATGTATTGAATGGTGATATGTTTGAGTTTTTGAAAAAGAAGGGATATAAAACTTTTGGTGGCGGTGTAGCTACAGAATTAGAATTAAACAGAAAATCTTTGAAGTCGGCTTTAACTGTAGTAAAACTTCCTTCACCACCTTACGAAGTAGTCAAAGGTTATGACAATATAAATGTTCCATCTGTAGTTAAACTCTCCATTTTTAGAGGTTCTATGGAGACGTTTATACTCAAGAATGAAACACAAAAGAAAAATCTTAAGACAAAGCTTGAGATAGAATTTGGTGAGTTCTTAAAAGATATGGAATTTGTAGTTGAAGACTTAATGGATTTAGATAAAAACTTTGTTGAATGTGGTATTGACGGATTTTTTGATGCTGATAAAGGCGGTTTTATCTTTCCTTTATTGCTTGGAGTTGAATATCGTAAAGGTGTTTATATAGGCAGAGTTATAAATTATCTCGGGGAATTGCCAAAACCTATTCAAGAAACGGTTTTAAAACTATCTCAGCTTTTAATTAAAACAGGTTATAGAGGTATGCTTTCAACTGAAGAGTTTGTAAATCTAAAAACAGGCAAGCATTACTTTTTAGATATTACAGTCAGAGGAGCATATCCTTTATCTCTTGGCTACAGACACGCAATAGAAAACTTTAAAGATGTAGTATTTAATAGTGCATCACCTAAGTTTAAAGGTAAGTATTATGTAGCTGTTCCGTTTTCTGTCAATGAAACTAAAAATATGTTTGTTAATATAAAGTTTCCAGAAAAAGATAAAAGGTTTAATTTTGAAGCACTGATGAAAGTTAAAAACGAATACTACATACCAAAAGCAGAACAACCTTCAGGCGGTATTGTTTGCGAAGTATTTGACAAATTAGCCTTAAACAAAATTAAAGATACAATGTCTAATTTACTTAACAAAGTTGAAGCTTATTCTCTGACTGACGAACTGGAGCAGTTGGAGGATTGCTTTGCAGAGTTTAGCAAACTTGGAAAATAACATGCTTGTAAAGAAGGAAGATATAGAGCAGATAGTTAAAGAGAAAGCTTCTCTTAAACTGTCTCAGGAAGATATAGTAAACTACGCTATACAGAGACAGATTGAAGATTTAGAAACAGCACGAAAAATTTTACATCAAGCATATATACAAGCTGAGCTTTTATTTAATGATGCTGAGATGTTTGCTAAGGTTAAAAATCCAGCACGCACTATGACTGAGTTATTACAAACAAAGATTATGATTGCTGAAAAGCTTGCATCACTTTCTAACGCTACTGACAAATTAAAACCTAAAAACGAACAAGTTTCAACCCCTTTAATTAACATTACGATAACTACACAGAAAACCGTTGACGACTTTATAGAAGTTGAGGTTGAAGAATAGATGAATATAAACACAATAAGAACAACTTTATCTTTTTCTGATTATATAAAAGAACAAGTAAAATGTGATAATACAGCATGGGCTTATAAATTTACAAATTCTTGGAATGAATGTGATTATTGGGGAGGTTATAATTATTTTTCAGTTATAGCTCAAGTATATATTTTTGATATTATACATTTCTCAAAAGGGGCAAAACTTAAATTTCCTTTACCTGTAAAATCTTACAATCCTGAATTATTTTCAAGCTTTACTTTTAATAAAGTAGAAAGACCTACAACAAATATCAAAGAATATATAATAGGAAATACTTTTACATTAGGACAGGATTTAAACTCAACTGAACTTAAATTTTATTTAGCTTCTGATATGAAGCTACCTAAATCAGATGTATTAAATAAATATAAAATTGTTTTCTTAGGTAATGTATCCACTATCTCTATTTATGGTTATAGTAGTGTTAATTTGTTGAGATATTTAAATTCTAATATGCAGTTTAGTTTAAATACTACAGCTTCTACAACAGCTTTAAGATATATAAATTTACCAGCTAATTACAGTATTACAATAACACCTACTATATACAGCGATAGGTATATTACCTCAATTGCTAATTTTCCTGTATACGGTTTAACCTATATTCAACCTAATTGTAAAATGACTTATTGGATAAGAAAATTTGACAGTTGGAGGGATTGCAACACGTGGAGTTAAAACTTATTAAACCTTTAGAATTGCCAATACATAAAATTACTGGCGAGTTTGTTAAGTTAGCTGAAAACAAAAATGTAATATTTCCTCAAATTCTTAAAACATTAATTTCTAATTATTCACTTAACGCTACAGATGTTTACGATGGTTTTTATTTAAACGGTAAGATAATTTATATTTATAAACAAATTGACGATATAGTTTTATACAATTTAAATACACTATACCAAACTCCAAACTTCAATGGTTTTTGTGTATTTGGAAATGTTTATTATGTATTTTACCAAAACAAATGTTTAGTAATAGATACTACAACAGATAAAGCTAAAACAATAACTTTAACTATAGATAATGCCAATCAAAACATTATTAAAGTAAAGCAACTAACACCGCAACTTTTTGCTGTTATAACATCTAATCCGACCACTATTCATCTTTTTGGTTTAGATAGTGCAGGAGCTATCGCTTCTGCTGATGATGGTTCTACTGTTAATATTAATTCATTTTCTTTCACATCGTTTTCAAATCCTGTTGTGAATATTGATTTACTTAGCTTTGAAGAGAACCTTTATCTCATTGGTGATGATTTTACAGTTATATTGAAAATGCATATAAAGGATATTATTTATTTACAAACTTTAAAAACTTTTGACTATAGATATACACCATTTCAAGAATTTGAAAATTCAGGTGTTGTTTTTGTTAGAGAAACACAATCATTTTTTGTGTTTTACAATACGCTTTATAACTCTTTCATTTACATTACTAAAGATTTGAAAAACTATTATTTTGGTAGAGAAACTATATTCTTAACTCCTAATGTCTGTTGTAAGCTACAAGAGACTAATTTTTATATAATTACAGATATTTTACAAAGTGAATTTTTAATCACTACTAATTACCATGAAATTAACTTTAGATTAAATACTCCTTATTTAGTCTTTAAATATGCAACAATAAAAATCCCCGAAGCTCAAAAGACGGATACAGATAGAATTGCTTCTATGACAATTGAAGCAAGATATGATAACGGCTACAATATCTGGTCTTATGGCATACTTTATAACAAGAGTAATTACAGGCTATTAGCTCGTGGCGATGAGTTTGTTATCACTCTTTACTCTAAAAATGCTTTAAGGATTGAGGAATTCGTAATATGGGTATAGATATAATACAAGGCAAGCAAGGTAAGAGTGTAAAAGTAAATCAAGGAGCGGTTATATATGTTAAATCTGATGGCTCCGTTCAAGGAGAATTAGTGTTAAATGAGAAAGTAATTGACACATCTAATTTTTCTGTTATAATAATATTATCGGAGGTTGATAAAGAATGGCAACAGTTTTAACTAAATCATTTGCAGATTTGATAGCTCCAACATTTCAAAACTTATATGTTGCATTGATTAGACAAGATGGAACAGAGTGTCAAGGTGGCGGTTATCAAAGAGTGCAATTCGGACAAACTCAAACAAGTGAAGATACTTCTTATGTTTATATATCTAATGCATCTGCAATAACTTTTTGCCTTGCAACATCTGATATTGCACCTACTAACAATATGGTTTCGCAGGTGCAGTTATATAACGGTAATAACTTAGTAGCTACGGTAAATTTAATAGAAGCTAAACCATATCTAAACCAAGACCAGTTTATCATTGCTTCAAATAGTTTAGTTATAAAAATACCTAAATCAAACACTTAGGAGTAATATTTGAGTATTATTCTGACTGAAAAGCAGGCAGAAATTTATAATACGTTTTTTAATGAGCCTGATATAAGGTGGGTTTTATCTGTTGGAGGTAAAGGTTCAGCTAAAACAACTGTATCTGTTATTATACTCCTTACTTTATTTTTTGATGAGAGATATAAAAATAGCCAAATTTTGATAGCTCGGGAAAGTCTTAGAGACTTGAAAAACACGCTTGTATCGGAGTTTCGCAAAAAGTGTGCTGAGATTGGGGCTAAGCAAGATGAAGTGTTTGTTGTTAAAGATGACCTGCAATATATGGAAAACCTTTTAACAGGCACGAAAATCTTTTATCTTTCACTTTCAGATAAAAATCAACAATATAGGTCGGTTCTTTCATATGAGTTTAACGTAGTAGTAATAGATGAGCTTGATCGTATTAGTGAAGAAGCTTTTGACGAAGTCTCTCAACGTATGCGTTTAAGAAGAGATTTCAACAGAGGCTTACTTAATCTTAACCCTGTTCCTGAGACGCACTGGGTTTATAAAAAGTTCGTAAAAAACAATTATCCTCAGACTAAGATAATTAAAAGCTCGTCTTACGATAACTATATCAAAGTAAAAATTCCTGTGCGTGTTTTCACTTCAAAAGCTATTCCATATATGTATGAAGATAAAGAGTATTATGTAATTGGTAATACTCGTTATGAAGTGATTGGAAGAGAAGGTGATTATATATTAGCAAAACAATTTAATCTTTCCCACTCGTTTTACGTTGAAATGGAACATCGCAATTATGCATTTCGCCGTGTTATGCTACACGGGGAATGGGGTTCTGCATATGTTGATGATGGTTTATATACATCATCTTTTAGTGAAGCAAATGTTTTCAAAGGTGCTATAACTCCAAAAGACCTTTTATATTTCTATAAAGTTTATGCTGGGCTTGATTTTGGTTTCAGACGCCCAGCATTTGTTTTACTTGCTGAAGATGAGTGGGGAAGGTTGATTGTAATAGATGAACTATTAGGTGAAAACATTTCTACTTTACAGTTTATAGACTTGCTTAGAAGAAGGTTAAGGGAGAAGTGGAGACTTGACCCCTTACAAATTGAATGGTATGGAGATATTGCAGGGCGTCAAGCTTCACAATCAGATGGCGTTTCACTTATCAATAGAATTAGGCAAGAGTATAATATTGAAGTTAAAACAAATAAAGTGCCGATTATGGATAGTGTAGGATTGATTAGGGAATTGTTAGAGAAAGATATAAGAAATCAAAGAGCATTACAGGTTTCCCCAGATGCCCCTATTTCAATGGCAGGCTTCTTAGGAGAGTTCAAAATGGACGAGCTTGGGAAACCGATAAAAGATGGCTACTACGACCATATCCATGATGCATTGCGTTATGTGATATGGGGAGTAGCAAGACAAAACAAATTTGATAAACTTAAAATTGTTGTGCCAGAGTATTGACAAATTGAGAAATTTATATTATATTTTATAAAAGGAGGATACTAATGGATAAAGAACTTGAGCAATTATTAGAACAATTGAAAGAATTGACAAATGAGACACAATCTCAATCTCAATCTCAGTCTCAATCACAGTCGCAGAATTATACTCAAGCAGAAGCACAACAAAACAATGAAGATGTAGAAGCAAAATTTAAAGCATGGAAAGAGATTGGCATTGTAAGGTTCGCTTCAAAGTATCAAAATCTACCGAAATTTTACCAAATTTTAAACATGGTCGTGCCTAAAGCAGACCAAAAAGTTTTAGCTGACATTCAAGCTAATAAAGTTAAAGATGATTACTTAGAGTATCTGGAAGATGCTTACAAAGAAGTTATAAGAGAGGTAGCATCTTTTTCTAAAGAATTACTCTCTTCACAATTTAAAACTTCTTCTTCATCAAATCAAAAACCACAACAACAATTACCTTCATACAATATGAAAGACTTTTATAATGACTATAAAAAATATCTTGAAAGAATAACAGCAAAAGGTATAGCACATATTGAATTTTTAGATGGTATAGAAGATGAAAATGGTAAGAAAAGAAAGACTGGCATACCTAAAGCAACTATTTACGAAGAGATATTACCTGAAAGTTTAAACTAATTTAATAAAGGAGGAATGAGAGACTATGGCAACAGTTTTTTGGCAATCAGTAGCAACACCAAGCCAAGCATCTTTTAGCTCAGATGTATTTATTGACACAGGCGATACAGCTCCGATAACTCGTGCTGAGATTAGTAAAGAGTTAATGAAAAAAGTAATGCCTGAAGCAACCTTTAGAAGATATGTTTCTAAGTTTACTAACTTCGGGCAAAATCAAGGAAAATATTTAATTGTTCCAAAGAAACTTACTCGTGGCACTGATACTTTATGGCAAAGCAATATTGGTGAATTTGACCCATTACCTACTCAATCTATTTCATTCAAAACTTCTGACATTGAAGTTGACGAAAGAGGTTTCCAAATCCCTATTACTTTACACGCTCAAATATTTACAAACTTTGATATTGTAGCTGAAGTCAGAGAACAATTAGCTGATAGCATAGTAGCATCACTTGAAAGAGATTTAATAGAAAATGCGTTTGGTTATTTAGATGTATTAGGATTAAACACAAATAACGGATTACAAGTTTTAACTGGTAAGTCTGTATTCCCTGATAAAACATTCTCAAAAAATACAACTCCAATAACAATTAAGCAACAAGACCTTTCACAAACAACTTTTGCTAACCTTACTTTAGACACTATCCTTAACTTCGCACAAGCTTTAACAGACCAAAATACTCCTTCATATGACGGTAAAGGATTTGGTAATTACTTAGTAATCATTAACCACCAAGCACAAATGAGATTAATGACTGACCCTGACTTTAAAACAATGGTATCAAGACTTGGTGATAGCGATAGAATTTACAGTGGTTATGTTGGAAGATTTTACGGTCAAGATATTATCTTAGATAAAGGTAAATGGATTGATATGTTCTTTACTCAAGCACAATCTTCTTTACAAGGAAAAGCTATCGCAATATTCCTTTCAAAAGATGCAATCAGAGAAGCAATCGTAATGCCAGAGCAAGTGCTTGCACCTGAATATGCAGACTTCAAAAGATACATGTCTGTAGCAGTGCATACAATAAGGGGCGAAACTCCAACATGGTTTAGCGTAGAAGGTCAACCTGCTGGCGGAGTTCTAATCGGAGCTTAATAAATGACAAATCAGGATTTTATAGATTTTGTCATACGGGATAAAAAAGTCCCGTATGACGACACCCTGCTTTCACAAATATGGAATTACTTTACAATCGCAATCCAAGATTTAGAAACTCGCATTGACTTTGCTTACGCTCACCGCACAACTCTGTTTACAGTCTTAAAAGACAACTACTATATAGACATCACAGATAATGTTAAATACATTAAATCAGTATTTGATAAAATAAGAAAGACAGAATTGTATGGAGACAAAGATACAAAAGCTTTCTTTTTAATGTTTGATGCTTCTTTAAAGAGTTATCCAACTCGTTATTATTACGATGCAATAGACAAAAGATTATACTTTTCTTGCTCTCTCGTTGACAACTGTGATTATATTGTTGATTACTATGTTTATACTTACGATAACCCTACTTTAACAGACCCGAACGCAACACACCCATTGCTTAAAGAAAACTTTGAGTTATTGAATTTAACAATGGGATTGTTAATTGAAAGATATTATTCAGCAGATATTAATCTTGAAGCTAAATTGAAAGAATATATGGAAGTCAACGAGAGAGCAAGACAGGAAAGAAGAGAATATTCTAAAACGCTTATAAGGATTGATAATCCAAGATATTAATTAAGGAGATTAGATATGGCTAATGTAGGTAATTATACTCCACCAACCGTTCAAGAAGCTTATAATATCATTCAAGGTTTAGAAGGTCAGGTTGGTAATATTGCTTCATCTCAATATAATATAATATCTCCTTATGTAAATGAAGCTTTATCCACATTTAGAAACTTTCCAAATACATTAAACCAGATATTTGGTGATACTCAAAGCAGTATAACAAATAGATATTCAGATTTATTTAATACTATTCAAACTCAGCTAAATAATCAATGGAATAAGTCTGCTTTAAATCTATCTGCAATGGGTATGTATAATACTCCTGCAACGCAATATACACAATCGGATATAATTAGCCAACTTTTTGGAAAGGTTGCTGAAGAGAAAACAAAAACTTTAAACAAATTAGATATGGATAAAGTAGGAAGTCTTGTTAATTATTATACTTCAGCACCACAAGTATTAGCTTCTTTCGGAGAGACATTAGCTAACATAAATCCAGATATAGGTAAGTATCAAATGCAACTTGATTTAGCAAAAGTATTAAACGGTTTAAATACTATAGTTTACCCAAAAACATCTCCTTTAGCTCAAGCAGGACAATTATTAAATTCGGCATTTCTTTTATCTAATGGCTTACCTACTTTAAGTGGTTTAATAAACGGAGTTAGTAATCTTTTTAGCGGTTCATCTGGCTTCCTTCCAGATATTAGTGGAGATGTAGGTAGTGCTGTAAGTAGTGTTTTTGATAATGCAGGAGGATTTTTAGGCGGAGCTACTGACGTTGCTACCGATGTAGGTGCAAGTATAGGAGCTGACGCTGTTGCTGATGTAGGTGCTGATGCTATTGCCGACGTGGGAGCTGATGCTCTTGCTGATTTTGGTTTAGACGATATTTTAGATTTAGGTTTAGCACTATTCTAAAGGAGTAGAAAGATGGGAATAGCAATAGTAAATGAAGCAGGTTTTAAAGATTTAAGTAAATATTCAGGCAATCCGTTTCTTGACGCTATGGTGGATTTACAAGGTCTATTTACTACTTTAGCTACATACCAAAAAGCAAAACCTTATATTGATAGATATTCTGATACATCTCTTTCTGATTTAAAAGATAAAATTAAAACTTATTTACCTGAAGCTTTAAATGAAGACGGAAGTATTAACTTTGCAAAACTTGAAGAATTGGCGTCAAAAGGAAACAAATTAGCAGAAACAGTGTTAGGGATAAAACAAACAAGAGAAAGTTTTGCCAATGCTTCAGTCGGAGATAAACTTAAAACTCTTTATGATAAAGATGTAGCAGATAAAATGGCTCCTATATTATCAGGCGAGCTTTTAACAAAACAAGCAACAGTTTTAAAGAGAATGCAAGATGTTGAAGAGCAGATAAAAAAGTTAAATTTACCTAAACCTGTAGAAACATTTCTATTGCTTAATAAAGAGAAGATAGCCGATAATCCAGAAGTTTTAACTTCTGTTTTACCATTCTTTATGCTACAACAAGACCAAAATCAAACTGATACAAACAATACACAAGAAGAGAATACATTCTCAGCTCCAGCTATGCGTAGTATAGCTTCTATATTTGATGAGAAAACAAATAGTATTTTACAATCACTTACACCAAATACAACTCAAACAAATACATCTTCTTCATCAAACTCAGAAAAGAAAAAGCAAGTTGTTAATAAATTAAAACAATATGTAAATAAGAAAAAGCAGTCTAAACAAAATAATCAGCAACAAAACCAACAACAAAGCCAACAAAATACTTCAAATTCAGGTATAATATTCCCATGGCAAAATACAAGTTTACCATTACTACCGTGGGATAACTTACTACCAAAAACAACTAAAATATGGTAAGGAGCTAACATGTGGGGAGCTTTATTAAGAGGTTTAACATTTTTACCAACAGTAGGAAAATGGGCGGTAGATTTTGCTAAAAACCATAAATTTCTTACTACAGGCGGAGCTATCGGAACTGCTATTGTAGGCTCTACTTTCTTACCTGAAAAGAAAAAAGAACAACAAGAAACAACACAACAAGCTTCACAACAAGAGCAAACTAAACAGCAAGAACAAGCTAAAAAACAACCAAAACAAAAAACCCATTCTTCAGGCGGAAACGGTAATATCAATCTTCCTCCTTTAGAAAGCTTATTCCAACAAGGCAGTAATGTTTCTAATGCAGATATTCCTTTATCTTCTCAACAATCTAACGGAGATGAATTATCACAAATAGCAAATAGAATACAAGATTTATTTGTTGACCTTGACAAACATAGACAAATGTATGAAGTATTATCACAACAGTATTTACAAGCTAACGAAATATACGAAAAACAACTCCTTCAAACAATGCAAATAATCCCTATTCTTTTAGCAAAGACACCTTTAAATAATATGACAAATGAAGACTTACTTCATCATGTAAACAGTCTATTTACATCAATGCCTTATAGCACAGCTATTGATAGTGTTAATCAAGTGATAAAAGGTTATTACTTAGCAAAAGTTAATGGTGTTGACCCAAGCTCTTTATCTACTACAGATTTAACAGAGATTGCAGAAAATCCAGTTTTAGCTAAATCTGTTGATGAAAATTTAGCACAGTTTTTAGAACAGATGGGAGAGATATTAAAATATAAAATAAAAAGCAATATGGATAAAGTGGGAGCATTAAAAGACCAATATCAAAACATATTGAAAGAATTAGAAGAAAAAGGTAAATTGTATAAAGAAATAATTGACGCTTACAAATTTGAAACGAAACTTAATTTTGATATGAATAAATTTAATGAAATGATGAATTATAGATTTGCATCTCTTAACGAAAAGAAATATTATCATGATAGGGCATTAGGTTTAAGAGAACGAGAAGTGAGATTAAAAGAAGAGAAAGCCGAAAACGGTAAAGGGATTACTTCGGACGGGATAAGGAAAAAATTAGATAAAGACAACGGAGAGGAATAAGATGGATATTTTAGGGAAATTAAGAGAAGGTGCAGAGTTTGTAGCAAGTATTCCTACAGATGTTGTAGATGCAGGCTATAATATAGTTAATACTGTCTATTACAAAGCTACAGGTCATACTTTAGGCAAACCTCTTCATAGTAAAGTTTTAGTAAATAACATTACTACAAAGCTTGTAAATAGAAAAGTCTTTAGTGATATTCCTACTGATGATGAATTAAATGACCCAAACAAAGCTAAACATTACTTTTTAAAAGCTGTTAAAAAGAATAATAACGAATTGATTGAAATCACTTTACAACATTCTTTTAAAAATCCAAAATCTGCTGAGACTGTTTTAAAGACTGCTGAAGATGATTTATTAAATAAAATTGACGCACTTAGTAGTGGTAAAGCTACAGCGGAAGATGGGATTGTTGTTGCAAGAGAGTTGGAGCTTTTATCTCAATTTACAAAAGACCCTAATATAGCTAAAATGTTGCCTTATGTTTCTAAACTAAACGCTAAATTCCACGATGAAAATTGGCTTAAAAAACACCCTGAGTATAAAGGAGTTAAAGAAGCTATAGACAAATATCACACAATAAATAAAACACTTGATATGATTAATTTATTATCTATAGCTACTTTCGGAGCAGGAAAACTTGGTGTTCGTGTTTTTAAAACTCCTTTAATAAAAGCAGTATCTCATGCTATAGCTACTGCAAGTGCTGGAACACCAATCATTACTGGTGTATATAAAGCATCAGCTAACCAAGAAAGCTTATCTCAGGCAGTAAGCCCGCTTGATGCTCTTATGATTGGAGATGTAATTAGAGGCGGTAAAGAAATACTTAAAACAAAAGACGCAATTGCAACTTACGAAATGTATAAACAACTGCAAGACCCTAACTTTAATCCGATAGAACATTTACTATCTCAGTTATCTAAAAAATATGATTTAACAAATGAAGAATTAGCAGACTTTAAACTTACTATAATGCGAAGTGAAAATGAAGAGTTTAAGAAATCTGAAGTATTTGCTAAAGCCTTAGCAAAAGATAAAGGAGATAAACACTCTTTTATTCTGGATAAAATTATATCAAGACACAATTTTGAGAATGAGTTATTACAAAATGATAATCATATTATAAACGCTTTCTTAGAGCATGAGCCATTAAAGAGATACTTTATGGAAAATCACTTCAAAAACGGAAAAATTGTAATAGAAGATATAAACAAAGTTGAAGAAGATTTATCTAAAATGGCTAAGAAAGACCCTGTAATTGCTAACTTTATGAAATATAACAGACAAAAAAGATTGCTCGGAGAATTAGTTAAAGCTGTAGAACATGGTAATACAGAAGTAAGTATAAGTGTTATGAGACCAAACACTCTTGGCAGTGAAACAACACCTGCAACAGAAGATAAAATAATTGATTTAACACAACCTTTAAAATCAATAATAGACGAAGCAGAAAAAGAGTTTAGCAAAAATGCTATTCTATCAATAACTTACAAAACAAAATCTGGCGACACTATATCCAGAACAATTAAACCTTTTTATGCTCCGTCTAATGATGAGTTTAGGATTTTGAAAGGTAAGTTTCAAGTTTTAAAAGATGATAAATGGGAAGAGATAGAAGACACTTTTACCATTCCTATGTCAAGAACACACCAACTTGAAACTACTTTAAAAGAGATTGCAAGAGAAAAAGGTTATGCTGATATTAAACCTGTAGAAGGTGCAGTAGAATATATTAAACCTGCTACTAACATATTCCCATACAAGCTTGTTAGATTATCTGATAGATTGTTAAAGTTAGAAAATACACTCTTAAAAAACAATCAAAAGATAAAAGATAAAGAAGTTGAAGAATTTAGAAAGCTTGTAGAAGAAGCTTACGAAAGTGGTTATTTACCACCTGTAATAAAGAAAAAAGTAGGTAAGCAAGAAGTAGAGTTAACAACTCCTTTAGATTACTATCTACAAGCAAAACCACAAGAAGTTTTCAAAATTATTAAAAATAATATCATTCAACATACAAAAGATATTATCTCAAGAAACAAAGAGACTTCAGGAATATTTAAAGAAGTGATTTATGACGAAGGCGGAAGCTTGCTTAAGTTAGTTGAAAATGAGTTGAAAGAATATAGAGACTTAGTAAAAGGAATGAAAGAAAATGTAATAAATACTGAAAAAGATGTTTTATCTAAAACAAAAACTTTTGCTAAAGATGATGCCTCTATTGAAAAAGAATTATTACAAAGCGTTAAATCTTATGTAAAAGATGTTGGCGGTAATTTAAAACAAATAGATAATGCAGTTAAAAATATCAAAAGCAAAGCTAAAGAATACATAAAAGACGGCGGAGATGAATTAGCTTATAGATTAAATCATGAATTTGGAAAGATTGAAGAGTTAATTAAAAACGTTCAAACAAGAAGCTTTAAGAAATTGTTTAAATCTCTTTTCAATAAATCAGATTTGAAAGATTTAAAACGTGGTGTAAAAGGATATAGACAAATCGGTAAGGATACTTTAACAGATATTGCAAATATAGAAAAAGAATTAAAGTCTAACTACGCAGAGATTAAAAACTCTTTAACTAATATACTTAACTTAATTAAAACAGAACAAGGAGTTTCTAAACTAAATAAAGCAGAGTTAATAAAAAACATTGAGAACGATTTTAAAACATTAAACGAAAGCTTACAGAAGTTAGATACTACAGATTTATACACATCTATTAAAGGCTACTTTGAGACAGCTAAAGAAAGTTTTAAAGACTACACTTTACAAAATGAAAAAATAGAAAGTAAAATTAAAGATTTGAGCGACTTAGCCCAAGCTTTAACCTCTGCTGAAAGAGTTAGTTTAAGAGACAATATCAAACTTACAGATTTGATAGATAAATCTGCTATGAGAATAGATGCAATAGCTGACACTATTAAGAAAATAGCTACTACTCCTTACCAAGAAATGAGAAGAGAGGGAGGGGGCTTTGCTACTACATTTGATAATTACGAAAGCTTTAAAGCTTATGCATCGTTAAAGTATTTAGCCCCAACTTTTCAACATATGAAAGCAACATCTTTTATGAAAAGTTTTGTTGAAGAGTTAGAAAACTTAGAAAAAAGAAACCCTCATGGTTTAAACCCGACACAAAAAGTAGTTAAAGACTTTTTAAATCTTTATCTCCATAGAAATATGTCTGACTTTGCTAAATCTCAAAGAATACTTGGAAATTTAATAACTCTATTAAACCCAAGTGTAGCACTTGGAAACTTTGTCGCAGGCTTGCAATCTATCCACGCTTTATTCCCAAGCTTAGACTTAATGAAAATTGGAGAGATTAAACATGTTTGGAATAAAGAGTTTAAAAAGATGTTATATGCTGAAGGCTTATACAAATACAATATCCTTAACCCGTTTTATGTTGCAATTGAAACAATTTTAAAATCACATGTTTTAGCTAACTTAAAAGATGACAAAATCTTTAATAATGTTATTTTAGACTATGCTAAACACATAGGTATAAAAGATGAGAAAATACTTGAAAGTGTTAAAGCTTATTACCAAGATAGAAGAGAAGAATTAGCAGATAACATAATAAACTTTATCTCAGGTTTAGATGCAAGAGCATTACAAGTATGGTCTATAGAATTTGCTAAATATGGCGAAAGTATAATGCCGTGGTATAGATTTATCTTTACTCCTTTATCTGTAGCTGTTGAAACAATAAGACAATGGAAAAATGCTCCCGAGTATATAACAAGGTTAGGTGTAGGTAAAACATTTGGTAAAGCATTGGCATTTACAACTTTTTCTGCCATCGCTTTAGGCTCTCAAGCTGTTCCTTTTATGGCTCCTGCTGAAACTGTTTATAATGTAGCTAAAACTTTAGTCAATACTCTTGCTGTAGCATTAGGAGATGATGAAGTATTTACTGATAAAAACTTTGCAGAGTTGGTATTAAAAGAATTAGATTATCATATACTTAAAACGGGTTTGTTTGACCCTAATGAAAGAGTTAATTTTTACACAAGCTTTGGCTCTGCTTTACTGCAAGCAATAGCTGGAGCTGAAGCTAAAGGCTGGGATACAAATGCATTTATACACTCTTTAAGAGTTGGTTTAGACTTTATATCTAAAATAGGAGCAAGCGGAGTTATATCTCCAACCGCAGGCTCATACGTTGCGGATATACCTGCTCCTTCTTTATCTATAGTGCAAAATATTGTAAGAAAAAGTATGTTTGCTACTGACGACCAATCAAAACAAACTCAAACTATCCTTGCTTTAATCCAAAGCTTCCCACTCACAAACAACCTTTATAAAGAAATAGCAGGCAGAACATTGGTTAAAGGAGTAGGAGAAAAAGGTAAAGAAGAGATTTGGCAACCATCACTACCACAAGAGTTGTTATCCAAAGAAGGTCAAGGTGTATTAGGTTTAGCTCACTTAGTAGGCTTTATGTTATTACATGCTGACGCTATATTTAACGGAGCCGAAATACAAAAAGCAACAGAATTGTTTAGATATGAATTAGCTTCAGATGAAGATAAGAAGAAAATGTTTAGCCCAGTTAAAAATCCTGAAGGCACAGATTACTATAAGCTTTTAAACTTTAAAGACTATAACGTATTTAGAAATAAACCTGAAGATATTATCGCAACTCTTAAATACATTCCTGAAAATGATATACCAAAAGTTAAAGAAAGAGCAGATGATTTGATTATCAAAAACTTAAATAAGATGGTAAAACTTGTAAAAGAAGGAAAAGGCACAGATAAAGAAATTGAAGAGATTAAACATAGATATGAAGCTTTACAAAACTATATAGTAGTAGCTGACTATTTAGGTTGGGATAAAGTGTCTGATGATTTAACTTTAGATAGAGTTAGAGAGCTTCATAGAATGGCTTATAAGGTGTTGAAAGAAAAAGGAATTGATGTAGATTATAAGGATATACTCAGAGCTAAAAGAAAATTGGAGAGTGAAAAAATTGGATCTCAATAACCTTCAAGCTGTAATGAATATATTACAAATAGTGTTGATGGTTATATTAATTCCAATAGTAAAGTTCTTCTGGGAAGTAAAACTGTTTATGGAGAAAGAAACTTTTATGACAAAGTTTTTAATTGACAATTTAGATAAAAAGATAGATAATATTGAAAAGAGTTTTTCTAAAGAAATTCAAGAAATAAAACAAAAAGTAAAGGAGTTAGAAGATGGCGAATAAAAAGATAGTTGAAATTGACAGAGGAGCTTACAAGCTTTTAGTTGAAGTTGAGTATGACGATTTATCTACAGAGCTACCCGAGATTGGAGAAGGGGTAGCTCAAACTATAGCTGAAGCTGTTGAGAAAGCTACTAAAGAAGAAAGTAAAAAGAAAAAGAAAGGCGTGGGGTAGTTTTACCCCGTAGCCATCATTAACAACCATACTTCGTGGTAATATAAACATCTACTAAATACGGTGATATTCCACAATCATAAGTAAAATCCGCCCATACTTCGTCGTCTTTTATTTTAAAAGATTGTCTTATAAAAGAATTTCTAATAAACTCTGATGCAAAATTAACTGTTATATGTCTTTTAAAGAATGTAATTTTTATACGAATACCTTTAAACCTTTTAGAAAAAACAGGTTCGTGTATATCACTTTTCACAACCTTAAAATCAAAACTCCAACCATCTACTTCAAACTTTGCTCTTTGTTCGCCATTAAATCTTTCATCTGTAAATTCACCGTTTTTATTAATGTATAACACTATACTTCTTGCCATTTTCACACCTCCTTAATTTAACTGAAAATAAATTAATCCCACTCTCTTACTTGTATCAAACTTCCGTCAACTGTAGTCTTTATATGAAATACATAAACGGTAAATCCTTTACTAAGCCAAGCCAAGAATTTAGCTTGGTGTAAAGATAATTTACCGTTATTCAGTTTTACTTCTATAAAAGCTGGCTTCAGCACTTCATCATAAGGCTTCTTATAACTAACAGCAATGAAGTCTGGAAAGCCACGTAAGATAGGAGTGTAAAGCTTCACCGCTTCGTCAAAAACAAAATCCTTAAGGAATTTGTAAGTGTCTTTTTCTTTTTCAAATTTTCTGTTTGTAGGAATTTCAAGTATCTTTTTCAACTCGCTTCCTCCTTCTGCCATATTTCTTTGATTAAAGCAAGCTCACCATCGCTGATTAACTTTATACCTACTTGTGCTTCAACCTCTAATAACTTCTTTAATAAAACTTTCCTAAACTCCAACTTAAACCCACCTTTAACTACTTTCCCTTTCCTAACTTTTTCTCTTCTTAACTCAGGTTTTTTAGAGCTTTCAAGTAAAAATTGTCTATATTCAGCTAAAGGTTTTAACCACTCTTCCCCATTTTCTATTAAAGAGCTTAAAGATTTTTCTTTACTTACTACAGTGCAAGTCCAACAACCAAACCTACTATTACCACAAGAACTACTTTCTGAGCCTTCTTTAAGCTCTACTATAACAGGGCAATCTCCCGCATTTGCTTGTTTATACAAGTTGAAAAGTTCCCTGTTATTTATACCAAAAGGTGAAGGATTAGTTAAAAGATATTCCCACACTTCTTCAACACTCCAATCTCTAATAACAGGATAAATCAACGCACCTTTTAAAGTATCGTGTTTTAAGAATAAACTATCGTTTATAGAATGTTCTTTTATATTTTTACTTCTACTTGCACTTTCCGAAGACCTTACACCTAATACGATTATAACTTCACCATACTTAGAAACTTTATTTTTTACAAATGAGTTAGTTGGCTTAATCTTTAATCTGTCAGTGCACCATCTAAATTTTCTTGAAGGGGCAGGATAACCTTTACCTATAACACACACCCAAAAACTTTCTTTAATATCTGGAACTACTTTCTCGACATAAAAAGGTAGATTTTCTTTCTCTGCTGTCTCTTTTATTTTCTCTAATGTTTTATCTAAGTAATTAACAACTTTCGGAATTTCAACTAATGTGTCTGAAGATACTATATAAACAGGATTATTAAGCTTATCTTTTATCTGTGTTAAAGCTTCCCATACTAACTGCAATGATGCTGTGCTGTCTTTCCCGCCACTGAAACCAATAACAAATGGTTTATTCTGTGATAGATAAACTTCCTGAATTTCTTTAAATTTTTGTTCTAAATCCATTTTACACCTCCTATGATTTTGCTATAGAAGTAAGAATTTCTGGCTGTTCTACTTCAAGTTTAAAATATTTAATAGGTATTTTAGCTTTAGAACAAATTGTATCCCATGCTTGCTCCATCTCTTGCTTTAAAGCATTGGCTATATCTTGAGCTTCATCTTTATTTGCTTCAATGATTATCTCATCATGTATCACATTTGCAATCTTTAATGAAGGATACTTTTGTTTTAAGCTTATCAAAGTTTGTTTAAGCAACTCAGCCCCGCTTCCTTGTATTTGTAAGTTCAAAGCTTCATTAAAGCTTTGAGTTCTATACTTCCTGCCAAGAATAGTAGAGCCTTCAAAATATTGTGAAGAGTAAAGCTTATCTTTTACTTGCTTATGTCTTTTAGCAATTCTTGGATACATTTCCAACCATTTGTATTTAATAAACTCTCCTTCCTGTTCTGTTAAAGCAATCCCTGTGTTTGTATAAACATATTTTGAAAACGTTCTACCTGCCATACCATACAATAAACCAAAGTTAGCAGACTTTGAAATCTGTCTTTCTGTCTTATTTACAGCTTCCATATCTTTATTGTAAATTACTGAAGCAGTGTATTTATGAAGGTCTATACCTTCTTCAAAAGCTTTTATCATGTTATCCTCATGCCAAATCAAAGCTCCAAGCCTAAGCTCTATCTGTGGAAAGTCTGCAACTACAAACACTTTATTTTCGTAATCTTCAAAGCCAAATATATCTCTAAGCTCTCGGGGGATTTGTTGTATGTTTTCATTGCTACAAGTCATACGCCCACTTTTTGCACCTGACACATTAAACTTCCCATACACTCTTTCACGGTCAAATTTTTCTATAAAGTTCAATAACTTAGAAATTTTCCTGTATTCTAATATTTGTTTGGCTATTTCATTACCTTTGTAAGCCAAATCTTGCAGTGTCTCTTTATTCGCTTTTAAAGTGCCTAAAGCTTTAGCTACTTGTTGTGGGGATAATGGATTAAAGCTAAAGTTAAATTCTTTTAGCTTTGTTTCTAATTCTAACTTTCTTTCATTTAACTTTCTTTTATTCACTTTAAGCCCAACACGGTGAATATCAAGCATCATCTTTGAAACAAATAAATCCATTCTATACACTCTATTATGTGTAAAGAAATTTGGCTCAAGGTTGAGTATAGCTTTATAAAGTTTTGGTAAATGAATAACGTCTGTAGAGGCATACTCAAGCTGTTCTTTAGTAAAGAATAACCCGCCAAACCCCATCTTTTGCATTTTCTTTTTATCAATTTTTATATCCAACTTTAACACGTTGTTTAAAATATCATAGAGATTAAAGCTTTCTTGGTCGTAAAACACTATACGAGAAGCAAGATAAAGGTCATCGTAAAAATATTTATCTTTAACATCGTCATAAACCGCCCCCAAAACCTCCCAATCATATTGTAAGTTATAACCTACAACATGTTTAAAACTTCTAAGATATTGTAAAATATCACTTTTTGATATACCCTTAGTATTAACAATTAAAACTTTATCCATTCCTTCCTGATAAAGTTGGAGTAATACTACATCTCCATACAAATCTGTTGTCTCTGTATCAACATAAAGAGTTTTATCTCTTGAAAGGTCAGGTAAGTTATTCATCAATTGATACATTTTCAAGCCTCCGTATTAAAGTTTTATACATACTTTCAAAATCTTTTAAAAACTCTTTGAGAACTTCCAAATCTTCTGGCTCAAAATGTTCTAACATAACATCAATAACAAACTCCATAAAATCAGTTGTTGATTTTGAAGTCTTATCATAAAACACCATCAACAATACTTTAGAAGCATAGTAGCTATCATAACTTGAAAACTCATCTTTAAGTAAAGAAAACTTGTCTAAAATAGTTTTTAAAGTGTAGTTAGTTTTAGCACCCATCAGAAATCTACCTCCTCTATTTCATTAGTTTTACTTTCTTCTTTAAACTCTTCTAAACCAGCATTAGCAAATTGGTTTAGTATATTTGACGCAATCTTTTCATCATACTTTTTCTTAATTAAATTTCTGTAAATCTCTACAAAATAATTCCAAGTCTTTTGATTAACTAATTCTCTGTTATGAAGTAATCTGTTTATATCGGCATCTTTATGCACTGGGTCAACTATCACAGTTTCGGTATAGTAGTAATTACCTGACTTATAACGTTTCCCGAAAACAAGTTTAAGGATTAAGCTTTCCTCTTTATCAAGCCCACTAATGCTAACATCAGCTTTTGCAAGAGCTTGTGAAAGAGAAAGCCCCGCTAATTCTTTTCTTAAAGAGATAGCTTCTTTTAACTTGTTAGCAATATCTAATAACAAGTCTTCAAACGTATTATCTGAAGATAAGAAATCAGCAAGTATTTCTGCTTTTTCAAGTAAGTAATCTGAAATCATTTCTAAAGTTTTATCTATCTCTTTTTCACTTATTCCAAGTTCGGTGTAAAAGATTTTAAATGCAGTGAAAGATAATGATATTTGTATAATATGGTCTTCATACAAAGTGCCTTTAAACTTATCAAATTTAGTTTCCACCAATGCTTTTGTCTCTTTAAATAATTTACTTAAATCAGCTGTTTTAAACGCATTAAGATGTTTAAAAATCCAGCCGTAGTTTTTAGATAAAGTAGGCAATATCTCATTATCTATTGTCTCCCATATATGGCTCATTAGAGTTTCTCTTTTTAAAAGAATGGTGAAAACTCTTCTTACTAAACCCTGTGCTTCTTCAAAGAGTTTTTCTAAAGAAAAGTTCTTAGGTTCTCCTGTAAGAATGACAGGGCTTGTTATAGGTGGAGCCGTTTTGTAGGCATCGGCTTTAATGCTGGCATTAGCTATGTGATATAAAAGATTTCTCATCTTATCAAAGTTATTGCCTTTTGACACAACTTCGTCAATGATAAGTGGTGTCTTTATCACACCGAACTGATTTTTGATACGGGCTTCTGTAATACTGCCAAAGCTAAACTCTTTTGGTTTACCAAACAGAGCCAAAGAGATTATACTTCTCTTTGTTTTTCCTACTCGGCTTTCTCCTTTGAGAGCGATTATCGGAGTTAATAAAAATCCTGTCTCTTCACGATACCAATCAAGTAAAAGATGGGATAAAGCAAAACCTGTAAGATATAAAGATAATGGCTCCTGTAGTTCAAAAAGCTTTAAGTATGCTTCTTTCCACTTCTCATAACTACCTTTTTTGGAAGGTATAAAGTCTGCAAGGTTTGACGGGTCATTGAAATAGCCATATAACACACCGTAAATATCCTGCTCGCTAACGTTTTCATTCGCAACTATATACTCATAATCTCTAAAGCCAAATCTTTTTCTGTATCCAATAAAGTCTATTTCCACAAAATTATTACTTTCAAATAACATCTTATAAATATAGCTTTCAATCAATTGTCTAAACTTGCTTTTGTTTTTAACAGGAATTATATTTGCAATATTTGAAAGATTAAGCCCGCCATCTGCTTTATTATCTTTTTCAATAACATATGTTTTATTATTAACTAACAACTTTAAATAATCTACAGTCTCAGATGGCATATATTTACGCAAGATTTTTAATATTTTAAACTCTTTACAAACTTCAATAAGATATTCTTCACCTTCTTTATCAATCTCTATAGCATACCAACGCCCGTTCTTTATAACAAAACCATCAACTTGAACTTCAAATTTGTATTTATCCCTAAACGGGTGTGAAACAATATAACCATCTTTTTCCCTAAACAGCGGGCATTTCTCACATATGTTTGGAATATACAACTTTCTACATGAAGGAAGCTTTAAAACTCCATCTTCAGTAGCCCACTCTAAAGCTTCTTTAAACTGCTTTTCTATTTCTTTAATGTTAGGTTTCTTCTTCTGGTAAGTTAAAGACTTATCTACATACTCATTGTAAATAAGCTTTTTCTCTGCTTCACTTGTGCTAAGGTAATATCTCACAGCATAAAGCCAAGCCATTACAAACCATTGGTCGTAAGTGTGAATTTCCCATAAGTTGTCTAAAGTTTGGTAAGCTTCACAATGAGCCAATACATCTTCAAACTCTTGGAGTGAAGGTGTTATATATTCGTGTTCTGTAGATATGTCTTTACCTTTAATATCTCTTAAAAAGTCTAAAGAGTAAAGAGTTTGATTGTATGTATAGCATGGTAAATCTTCATTAACTATTCTTGTAAAAGCACTAAAACACTTTATCTCATCTATCCAAGTTGCTTTTGCTTTTGTCTTTAAAGCATTTAAGAATGCGACGAAGTTTTCTATTAAGTGTTTATCTTTACTCTCAATAAAATCTTCAGCCAACCAAAACGCATGCCAACCTTTGAAAGTTTTATGGATAATGTTTGGCTGATACTCTTGGAATGTATTTTCAAGATGCAGTCTAAACTCTTCTAAAGACATTTGTTTGTCTGTATCTAATCTTGCAATAACTTTTGACTTATAAAAGTTAGAGTGTGAATGATTATTGTTTAAATATAAACCTACTGTAAATCTAAGGTCTTTCCAAGTGTCAGTTGATAAAGAATTTATCCTGTTCTTAAAAACTTCTTCTGTAGTCTCACCAAAAAGTTCTCTCATGGTTGTAAGCTTATCTCCTTGTAAAGCTACAACCATTGGATTAAATCCAACTAAATACAACTCGTTAAAATTTGCAACTTCTACAACCAAGTTCTGTGGATTAAAAGTTTTCTTTTTTCTTTCAAGTAATCCAAGAACATCTGCAAAAGTGTAAAAATCTAACTGTTGCAACTCCATAGCAACCTCCTAATATTACTTTATATCAGAATATTTACATACTTTTTTAAACATACAATTAGCACATGCTATACCAAGCCCCGAAGCTGGGAAAACTCCATGCTTTACTGATTTTTCAATATCTTTTATAATATCATTAAGCAAATCTTTAGACACTGGAGATATTTCTTTTACTTGAATGTGTGTAGGTGTTATGTAATGCAGATAGTATGCATCTGCTTTATTTGTCAATGAATAAAGCGAAAGTTGAAGAGTGTATTTATAATTGTCTTTAACTTGAGAGCGTGTAGTTTTAAAGTCTATTAACGCTCTACCTTTCTTTTCTTGAACGATTAAATCAATCACACCTCTTAGTAAAATGTTATCGCTTAATTCCAACTCAAAATATTCCTCTGAAGATAAAGGTTTTAGTTTTTGAGCCATTGAAGAGTAGATAGTTAAATAATGGTCTGCTTCTTCCATAGCTTCGTCAAGCTGAAAATAATTAACATGTTTAAAATCTTCCATTGCTGATTTCAAGTAATCTGAAGGTTTTAAATCAGCGTTTTTATTTTCCATTCTATCTTTAAAGTATAACTCTAAACTCCTGTGAACGAGCTTCCCTGTTATCAGGAATGTATTCTCTTGTTGTGTTATCTCAACTTTATCTACATATTTTAACTTAAATGCAAACGGACATGTTAGATATAAATTTACACCGCTTGGTGAAATCTCTATCATTGCTCTTACCTCGCTTTTATTTCAAAATTTGCAACTTTATTATTTATTGAAAACTCTAAACTGTTTTCTACATAAAACATAATATTATTAACTTTAACTTCTAATAAACCTTCAGCTCTAAAACAAGTGAAACTTATCTGACATGGGATATTTAAATCAACTTGACCTTTTATCTTGAAATCTTCTAAAACAAACTCTAAAGGTTTTCCTATAGTGTAGTCAAATTGAATATCAACACGCCTGTTGGTATTATCAAAATAACTAAGATAAGAATAAGTTTTATCTATATTAATACTAACTTGTTTACCTTTATAAACATCTTCTAATATAAGCTCAGGAGACCAATTAAAACTTTCTAAATCTTCACAAGAGTTTTCTCTCTTTTTAAACAAAACTTCAAACCCTCTATAAAAATCTCCTTTATAACCGATGATAGATTTTAAGCAATTTTGCTTCGGTATTATATTAACAAATATTCCTTCTAAGTTGTCAATATTAATCTTATCTAAATCCACTTCAATACGAACTTTACTTGTAGGTATTTCATCGCCACCATCATATAAATAATCTAAGTAATCTGTATAATCCCAATCTCGTTTTATAAAATTTGCTTCTACATCATAACAACCAAGTTTAGCTTTGTATGTATATGAGAGATTACACTCTCTTAAAAGAGAAATATCTTCTCCACTTTCAGAAACAGATATACAATTGTCTAACTCTTCAATATAAAGAAGTCTTTTATAATTTTTCTCACACATTTTTCATGCCTCCTTTCTGAGAAAATCATAGACCGATGCCTTATGAGATAATATATTATACACTTTATAGTCTATAGAATTTTGTAAAAGTTTGTATATGCTTACCTTCTTATCTTGCCCCGTCCTGTAAACTCTTGCCATTGATTGCTGATAATCTCTGTAAGATAACGGTGGGGCAAGGTAAATAATGTTATTATATCTCTGAAGATTAGCCCCTTCCTTAAGGGCAAAAGTTGATACTATTGGTTTGTCTTGTCTGGTTAAAGCATTGTCAAAATCTTTACGATATTGACCTGTTATTAAGTAAACCTTATCACCAAGTTTTTGCTTTATTTGTTCTACAGGTTCCCGAAACAGACTAAACACAATTGTATTTGGATTGTCTTCTATAAAGTCTAATACCCATTCAATCTTTTGTTTGCTAACAGACTTTCTAAATTCTGTTATAAATGTGGATACTGTATAAAGTGAAAGGTCTTCCACATCAACATCTATCTTTTGTTTAGGAAGTCTTATCGGAATTTCTATTAGTGGTGGCAATTCCACCACATCTTCTTTTCTAACTACATGAGCATATTCCAAAAACCACTCTTTAAGCCACTTCTCGTAATCATTACTGCGTAATCTATCAGGTTTGTAATAATCATCTAAGTAATAAAAGAAGTTTATAAACTTAGTATAACTTGGAAAGTGTAGTTTAAATGTTTTATCATTTGGATTAAGCACTTTTAATTGAGAGTATAGCTCATAATAACGGTCTGCTGGAGTTCCAGAAAGTAAAATGCGTGGTGGAAGTTTTTCTTGGACTGCATACTCAACAGCTTTCTTTGTAATCTTAGCACTCGGATTTTTAAGCCTGTGAGCTTCATCAAAGATTAAAAAATCGTATTTTGAAAAATCGTCTATTTTATCTCTAAACGCTTCGTATGTAATAACGTTTAAATTCAAATCTTTAAAATGTTCTTTTTCAGTAAGCCATGACAAATGACTACTTTTAGGAGCAACAACAAGTAAGTTTTTAAAATTATAAGCATTAGCAATAGCCAACGCCCCCAAAGTCTTGCCTGTTCCAGTCTCCCAGTTTAAGTAAAGGAGACCATTTCTCTCTTTATAAAGAGAAATAGCTTCTTGTTGATGCTTGAATAACTTAATCATTTTACACCTCCTATTCAATTTTTAAAACACAGGGGCATAAGCCCCGATTAAAACTTAATCTAACTTTACTAATCTATAAACATTAGCTTCTAAATCTTTGTTTATTTTATCTAAATAATACTCTAATTTGTAATAATTTTGTAAATTTTCAGCTTGCTGTTTAATAATATTGTCAACCTCTTCTGAAAAATTATCAGGTAGTATGTTAGAAATTAAATAAATATTTCCTTTATCGTAAATTCTTAAACCATCTTCTTTTCTACTTACAATAAATTTGTAATCACTTGATGTAAATTCTAATACAGTATTTCCCTTACCTTGTGGATATACTACAAACGACATTAAAGAATTACCTAAAGATTTAGAAATAAGACTGGTAATTAAATCATTTAAAGATGTTAGTTTAATCATTGTTTACACCTCCTATATTTTAATATTTTCTTTCAATATAATGTTTAAAATGCATTCCTAAATCTGCTCTTTGTAAAAAGAATAGTAATAATACAGCTATATGATATAAGGTAGGAGCATCAGCTCTGTCTAATATTGTTGCAATAGCTTTATATACTTCCTCTTTTTCCCAATCATCAAAAGTATAATCAAAATGTAAAAAAGCTTTATCCAACCTGTCAAAAATTTCTTTTTCTACTTTTCTACCTCTTTCATCTTCGTTTATATCAGAAAATAACCTATCCAAAAACTTAATCTCATCTAATACATACTGCATATCTTTTAAACTTTTAAACATAGTAGCACCTCCTATTAAATTTTGTTTAAGTTAGATAAAAAGGGAGCTTGACGCCCCCAAGAAAGTTAAATTAAAACTCTACGCCATCTTCTACACTTTCGTCAGGTTCTACTGGCAACTCTTCTATAGGTTCATAAGTGTTATACTTCTTAACCTCTTCTTTAAATCTATCAAGGAGTATCACTGCCTTAGCCAATATATCTTTATCTTCTGTATCCTGACTGTCTAATAGTGTCAGTGTAGCATACTTAACTGCACCTTTCTTTTGAGATTTTAAAGTTAACTTTAACAACTTAGCTATGTGAGTAGTTCCCTGCTGTTGCAATTGCTTAGTAATTTCAAGCCAAGACTGTAAGACAGCCCCTTTTAAGTAAAAGATAGCTTCTTCCCAAGTGTTATCGACTTTAAGGAGAATGACAAGGATAGTAGTGTATGTAGGTTTAAGACCTTGAGCTTTCAATTTTTCTACCAGTTCACTTACCTTCTTACCACTTTTCAAATCAATTGCCTGCTTCAATAGAGCAGGTTTTGTAATTTGACTTAGCATAGTTATCCTTTCAAGCTTTGGATCGTAAAAGTAATATTGTGAATACTCACCGACAACGAAAATCTCAGCTTCCTTCCCTAATGTTTTTTCAATCTCACCATCTTTGACTGTAAATGTTTGTTCTGCATGATTGACGTTTAGCTTTTTGAATGGTAGCCCACGTCTTGAGCCTTGAGCTTCAGATAAGATTTTTGCTTTGAGTTCGTTAATGTTTACCATGTTTAAATACCTCCTTTTAGTTTAATTAGATTTTTTAAAATCGTGAAAATCTCTTAATAACTTTGCAAGCATTCTATCATTCTTTGTCTTAAAATCTTCTTCTGTTTCTTTACATTTGTTTACTTCTTCCTGAAGTATTTTGTTCTGGATTTCTAACTCTGCTATCTCAGATTGCATCTTATCCAATTCTTTTTGATAATTGATAGCCTGCACCTTAAACAAGGTGAAAACTAACCCAAAACCTGCCAGACCTAAAATAAGTTTACCTTTCATTTTTGCACCTCCTGTTAGAATTATTCTTTAAATACTACTTCCAACTAAGCCAACGCTTTTTAATCTTTTTAGAATAAGCTTGCCAAACCTAAACTTATCTTCTTTGTCTAATGACTTATACCATTCATGCCACCATGATGGCATTTGCATATAGACTATGCTAAACTCTGACCTATCGCCCGGTTCAATGCCTATTAATTCGTTTTCTGACGTTGGCAACATAGCCAACGCCAGCTCCTTTGCACTTAAATACTCAAGCCATGCATCGTATAAAGCACGTGGTAAATAAACCGCTACACCTTTCAAACGCTTTCTTCTTCGTTTGTTAGCCATGTTATCACCTCCTTTTAATTAATAGTAAATTTATCTGCTTGCTGTAATTCTTTATCAATCTTATACTCATCGTCAATTTCTTTAAAATAACTATCTTCGTCTAATTCTATGTAAGTATTCCAGAAATAATCTTCCGGTAAATCCAACTCTTCACGAAGATAAAGCCGTTTGTTAGATGCATTAGAAAACTCTTTAAATTTTTGTTCGTTTGTGAATGTAATAATTGTTTGGATTTTAGTATCTCTGTTTTGGTAAACATAGATTAACAATACATTTCTTAAAAACATGACTATACACCTCCTATTAGATTTTAAAAACTGCCGGCTATTAGATGCCGACAGTTAATCTCAGTTAATATTTATACATAGTTAAATCATATTGTAAATCACCCTTCCAATGACCCCAGCCCATATCAATCCATTCAAAATAAGCTTCTTTAATGATAGCATTTAAAAACCTTCTATCAGCTTCTATAAAGCCCTTATCTACTCCTTGACCTCTAAATCTATTACCTCTCCAATAAGCAACCTTAACCTCTTTTACAAGGTTTAGTAATTCAGGATAATTTTCATACAATTCTTTCATAAACTTAGCAATCTTGTTAGAAGGAGCATAAACTCTTTCAATCTCACCGCCCGCATAATTTTTGTTTACAAAGTGATAGATAGCTTCATCATACTCCGCTTTGTCAAATTCTTTAAATTTGACAACATCAAAAACATTTTTTAAAAACTCCATGATAACACCTCCTATTAGATTTTTAATCCCGCCCGGTTCAGATTTATTGATTAATATTTTAAACGATAGTTATATCATTTTCTATGATTTAAATCATATTCTTTTAAAACTGCCGGCATCTAATAGCCGGCAGTTAAACTATCAAACTTCTGATATACACATTTGAATACCATGTTTTTGAATACGTATATTTTTATATACATCAAAACATTCAATTATTCTATTATCTTTGTATAAATCAATATTCAATTTACCTTTTACATATCCAATTAAAATCTTATCTAATTCAGTATTATTAATAATAGAAAAATCTATTACAAAATGCCCCAACTGAAAAGTAGTTTTACTAATAAACTCTTTTTGACTTATAAATTCCTCTTTTACCTCATTATTATAATAAATAACAATATTCCATAATTCATAAATATGATTTTTAAGATTAATAATAACTAAGTTAGGTTTTTGCATAATAACACCTCCTTTTTTAATTAAAATAAATAAAACGCACCGGCATCACTGCCGGCAGTTAGTTTTTATTTTAAAATACAACCACTAAATGCACCGCATTTCCATTTATCGACTAAATCGATATAAACCTTATCTTTTTCTGTGTATATTTCTAACCTTACAATCTTTCTTAGTAAATCTTCGTCTTCATTTGCATACTCATATACTTCTTTAAGACAATTTCTAAAGCATTTTGGATTTACTCTTTTTCTGAAAGGTTCGATAGGAAGGATAGGTAAATCTTCATCGTCAATATCTTCATCTTCAGAATAATAGTAATAATCTGGTTCTACGACCATCTCTTCAAAACACACAAACCCATCAGCAGTAGAAAGTTTTAGATAAATTCCGTCAAACTCTAAAACTCCTTTCTTTCAGTAGAAATGCAATGCATAGCATCAAGAAATCTCATTAAATATCTTCCTTCTAATTCTAACATAGCTTTACACCTCCTACATTTATTTTTAAGTTTAAATTCTTATTAGTTTTAATATAATTTTTTAAGCTTTACAATTAACATATCCCATGCTAAAGGTTCATCTGACAGATAGACTAAATAAGCCCCTAATAATCTAATCTGCCATCTGTCTAATCTATTCAATAATTCTATTAACTCCCAGCCAAACTCTTCTTGCAAGTAGTTCATTAATCTATAATCCTCTCTAAAATCTCTTTTTCTTTTCGAAAGCCTATATAACAGATTACCTAAAAACTCTAATTGTTCTGAGTTAGATTTTTCAAGTATAGGAGTTAGATAATCTTCAAACCAAATGATTAAATCACTGTAATCATAGCCAAAGTATTTGTCAATAATATCATACTCAACATAAGGAAGTTTGCCTTCCTCTCTTAATCTGTAAAGCTTTTGTAGTTTCTTTAACTCTCTTTTCATAGTAGCACCTCCTATTAGTTTTTAAATTTTTGATAAAAGCCGGCATATGCCAGCAGGTAGTTTTAATTATTCGTCCATACTTTCATAATATCTATTTAACTCATCTTCATTCATTAAATAATATCTAAAATCCGGCAGTTTAGCTTTAACTGTTATTTTTCTGCCCGCAAATTCAAACTCAATTTGTTCGTCAGTATAATCAGTATCCCAAAAATTAATATCAATTACTAAATACATGGTATTTTTGTAAATATCTGTTAATCTAAAAATTAGATATTGCCTAATATAAGCCCCACTTACAACGCCAAACCTTCTAAAATTTTCGTCTCCATAATCCCCGCAACCATAAGGTTCAATAGTAATATAACCTTTTGGTTCAAGTTCAAACTCCACACACCACCACTCACCATTGCAATTGACCTCAAAATAAGCTTTTTTTAACATAACTAACACCTCCTATTAAATTTTATCCCGCCCGGTTCAGATTTATTGATTATAATTTTAAATCATCGTTTTAAACTTTTCTATGATTTAAATCATATTCTTTTAAAAACTGCCGGCAGTAATGCCGGCATTGGTTAGATTTAATTAATCGTCATAAATTCCTATTTCTAAACTAACCTCTTCATTTTCAAATGTAAAAATCTTATACGCTTTACCTTCATAAATAACCTTATCATTATCAATATTAAATTTAAACAAATAAGATTTTGATAAATCAGATTTTAAAATATCCACTCTAAAAAGCACGTGTGAGTTTTCTAAAATCACACCACCGTCTAAATAAGACAGCCCGCCCATTTTACCCTCATGATGGTATAAAATTACACCATCATTAGAGATTGAGATTAAAATTTCATTTTTACCTACCATAGTTTACACCTCCTATAAGATTTTAATTTTAAACTTCTGTTAAAACCTTCTTTAAAGAAAGTCTTAACAGGAGCCCCGGTCTATAATAGACCGGGAGTTATGATTTAAAAATTACAGTCCATAGGCATGATATAAGCTTTATATAACTCTTCATAATTGTTATTAGGTAATATCTCAATTGGTTCATCATTATTAATATATCTTATTATAACAGCCCCGCCTTCAATTTGAGATATTGCCTCTGATAAATATTTATCATTGATGTATATATTCATTAAATCATCGTAATAATCATTAACTGTAATATCAATTTCAAACTTTAAATCAGATAAATAAGGAGTAATAATCAACTTTTCATTGATACTGTCAAATGTTAGTTTTAAGCATGTATAATTCCCAACTTCATTGCTTTTATAAGGTTTATTTTCAATCTGATTTAAAGCATTTATTAAATCAGATTTATAAATTTTCACTGTATTTGTATATTCTGAAGGTATAACTTCTGTATAATGTGGATAAAAAGTATTTACTTTTTCAATAATTTTAAAATTTTTACTTTCAAAAATAACATTATCACTGTTAAATTCAATTTTAACAATATCTTTCTTTTTAACCTTTTTTAATAACTCCTTAACAGTATTTTGCGAGATTGGATAATTTGTATCTATTAAATCGTTGTTAATATCCTCTGAGTTTTCATCATCTAAATTTAGAGTATAAACCGCTATTCGATGCCCATTTGATGCCATAAATTCAATATCATTGACATTGATAAATACTCCAATGTTAGAAAATCTTTCATTGAGAGCTTTCTTTTTTGATGCGTAATTAACCTTTTTGATAGCTGTTAATAACTCTTCACCTGTTAAACTAAATACACCATCTTTAAATATCATAACACAACCTCCTATAATTTTTATTTAGAGTTTAAAACTCTTGTTAAAACCTCTTATAAAGAAGTCTTAACAGGAGCCCCGGTCTATAATAGACCGGGAGTTATGGATATTAAAACTTAGAAGCCCATAACCAAACATTACCTTTTTCTGTGATTATATAATCATTAACTTCTATTCTTTCTATTAACTTTTCTTTTTTGTAAAACTCGATTGTAAGATGGCATTTTTTATATTTTAATACCACCTTATCAATAAATTCATCGTAATTATCAATCAATCGATCGTCAATATGAATTTTAAAACAACCTAAACAAAATGAAGTCCCATATTCAAACTCTTCTTTTTTAATCAGCTCTTCACGATCCCATACTTCCCATAATTCTAAAATACTTCTGTTTAATGCTTTAGACCAAGTCATGTTAACAACTGCTAAATTTACACATACCATAATACACACCTCCAATAGATTTTTATTAACCCGCAAGGTTCAGATTTAAAACCGCCGGCAGTAATGCCGGCATAGATTAGATTTAATTAATGGTATAATCTAATATTACTTTATTATCTTTAATAACTTTTAACTCTGTTAACTCCTCATTTAACACTATTTTTAAATCATTATCATATTCTTTAAAAATTCTTATTAAATCATAGACAATGTAATACTCTAAAAACCCGTTTTTAAAATTATATGAGCCATCTAATAACATCTCTAAAGGTTCAATGAAATTGTCAAATAATTCATTGGTAGATGCAAACAAAAATTTTAATTTGTTATTACTTAATATTACATGCAAGCCAAAAAACGCCCCGCCCTCTTGTTTTAAGAGATGGATATCATACTCTACCATCTCTAAAATGTCTTTAAATTGGTTTAAATCAAAACCTGTTAATTCTAACATGACAAACACCTCCTATTTAAATTTTATTAACCCGCAAGGTTCAGATATAACACGCCGGCATATGCCGGCATTAGTTAGATTTTAAAGTTCAATAGTGGTATTTTCAACCATTAACACATATTTTGGACTATATCCACCCGTGTATTTATACATTTTTAATTTAACGTATTTGTTTTTACTATTTACGACCGTTTGTTTAAACTTTTTAAACTGTTCTTTATTTAAGCTTATCAACCCTTCTGGAATGTTCGAATATTCTTTAATAGGTAATAAAACCCTTCTTATGTAGTAATAACTATTATCAATTAACCACATATCCACATAAGGTTTCTCTTTAAATGTTTCTAAATAAAGGTTCTTACCTTTTCTAACTGATTTTGAAAAGGTTCTTAATAACGCACTTAACAAATCACGTTCAACCTTAAACTCAAAAATTTCTGTTTGCATAGCTTTACACCTCCTATATAAATTTAATTATAATTATATCACAGTTTAAACTTTTTGTCAATAGGTTTTTAATCTTACCTATTCACTTTTATTAATTATAATTATATCACAGTTTAAACTTTTTGTCAATAGGTTTTTAATCTTACCTAT